TTAATGTATTGCCGCTAATAGATCCTGTAAATGAAGCGCTTTCAAAAGCCTCAAATACTCCAGCAGCAGAAAGGTTGCCGATTTCAGTTTCATTACCAGCTACAGATAGGTTACCATTGACATAGAAATTTCCAGCGGTTCCTGTATTTGCAGGATAAAACCCAGTAGATCCATCACAATAGATTTGAGCTGTTACGCCGTTTGGAATTGTTACAGTAGCACCAGAAGATGCGCCAAATGTAATGGCTGGATATGCAGGACTTCCCGTTGTTTGATTCGATACAATATAGTACTTTTGAGTCAACGGAGCAATAACCTGATATGTGGCATTATTTGTTCCAGTAACCAATAGAACCATATTTCTAGCTTCATCTGTAGAACCATTGTTTACTGATAACGTATAGTTCGCATTGGACATTGTGATGGATTGAACACCGGCAACACCCTGTTCTATTAGGTTCCAGTTGGTATTTGTGTTTGTACCCCAAGTTCCGGAGTCTTCTCCGTTAGCCATCAATTGCAGCTGGAGTAGTGGCGAGTAGGTTGTTGGCATAATTTATCCTTGTATATCGTTAACTGGCGTCCAATTAGCGGACTGAATATCGTTAATTTTAATCCAGCCACGGGCTGCTAGCGAGTCCAGTATGTACATATTTTCGCTAATAGACTCCAAAAATGCTGCTTGTGCAGACTCAAATTCACCAGAACTAAAGTTTTCTGTTATAGACTCAGTAAAGATGGATATGATAGTTTCTGTATCTGCGGAATTTAATCCCTCAATAATAGAGAATATGTAGATTTCTCCAGCAGACTGAAGTGTTGCTAGAGTAGAGTTTTCAGATATAGATACCGAGAATGTAGATGCGGTAGCATAAATATCGGCGCTGGTAATGTTTTCTGCAATACTTTCTTGGAATTGGGCTGCAATACTTTCAGAATCACCCGAAGTAAAGTTTTCAAAGATAGATTGCAAGAATGCTGATTGCGTTGCATTTAAGTCTGCAAACGTGGCGTTTTCAGCAACAGAGCCAGTGCCAGCAAAATATACAACATTCGCATCTGCAATAGCAGCGGTCTCTGTTATGCTAGCTACTACCAATGCTCCAGTAGATGAAAGGTCAGATATTGTTGAGTTTTCAGCAACAGATACTGAATACATAGCACCAGCAGTATTAGAATCAGCTGGGCTAAATCCTTCTGTAATAGCCTCTACATAAATGTCGTTTTCGGCATTATTATCTATAATTGCGAAATTCTCAGTAATACTTTCTAAGAAAGCAGCTGAGATAGCATCAACATCACCCATACCCATATTTTCTGTAAGCGTCAGAACATAAGAGCTAGTTCCTAGACTAGCAAATGGGGATTGAGCGAATGCTGATAAACCAAACATTATGCGGCTTTCTTAAGTTTAGAGATTCCCTTGAGAATCTTTTCTACTTCCTGTTCTATTGTTAACCCATTTGGGATACGCAAGTCATACTTCCTTGGGGCCTCGAACATTCTGTTGGTATCTTCAAAGCGGCCTTCTTTAATTCTATCTACCCATACCACATAGGCATCGCCAAATAGCTCACGAGTAAAATCTGTCGGGCAAACAAAATCTGCAATAGTATCAAGACCTTGCTCGTTTAAAACGTCCGATAATGCGCCCATACGCTGTGCTTGTATCATACGGCAAGATGGGGAAAAATCCAAGTCTGTCCATACCCGATTACGCATAATATCTGCGTTTAAATGTACGGCATGGATCTTTTTGCACAATGCTTGAGCAAGTGTTGTTTTACCTGAGCCGGGCAGTCCCATTATGAGAATCTTCATTTTATTACCTTTGCGTAGATGTGAATTTGATAGCAACTATTGTTATATCGCCCAATTTCCCGCTCTACTACTTCTTTAGGTTGACCCTGCATAGCTTGCTGAAACCAAGGCGATAAGTCATAGTGTACACCCACTACCTCAATATCTATGCCTAGTTGTAACCCTAATGTGGTTTCCTGACCGCCTTCTGCGATAGTCTCTCGGTTCTTCTTCTGGCTGAACATATTCACGCCAACGGGAGTCACCTTGCGGACGTGCGTAGGATCGTGGTGAAAGTTCTCATGGTTCCAATGTGGCACTGTGATCTTAATCTCGGCCTGATCCTTGCAGATACGATACAGCTCTTTCCAGATAGAAAAGTAGGTGCTCACGTCCTGTCCTAGGTGTTCTAAGACGTGGAACATAATGACCTCATCTACCGAGTTATCTTCAAATGGAAGATTGGATTCCAGATCGGCAACAATATCTGGGCTGCAGTTAGCATCATGGTCTACATTTACGTAACCATCATACTTGTTATATCCGCAACCAAGATTCAGTTTCATTAGCTCAGTACTGGATCAGGAGTTGTAATTGCTTGAACTTCTGCAACTGTTGTTGCTGTGCCGTTTTGGATAGCGTCCAATTGGTTGTGCGTTGTAGCGGCGGCGATTGCAGAAATTTGAGCGGCAGCAGAGGCTTGTTCAGCAGCTACTTTAGTTGCATCAAAAGTGGACGGATCACGTGCCATTTGGTGAAGCATTTGTGATACTGCAAAGTTAGCGTTAGCCGTCATCCCAGCAGCACGATCAGCTACAGCAATATTAAAAGTACCATAGTTGATACCTACTGGATCTGTGGTGAGATCAAATGTGTGGGCTGTGTAGCCTTGACGATTTGCAACGATAGATGGACGGTTTTCTACCGCATTCATCCAGCCGTTATTACCAACACCTTCAGCGGGAGGTGTGTCCCAGCAGTCGACTACTTGATTGTTTACTACTCGTACATATAATGACATTTTGTTGCTCCTTTAAAAAATTAAACTGTTGCTATTGCTAAAGTTTGCTGTCCACTAGATCCTGTTGATACAGAAGTCCAAGTTGTTAATGATCCTACTTGTTTTGGTGATGAGTAATATGTAGTATTTCCAAATCCAAGTTGACCCTCACCTCCAGCACCCCAAGCCCAAAGTGTTCCGTCTGTTTTAATGACAAATGTCGTAGAGGAATGTTCATAAGGGATCAACCAATTAGTTAAAACTCCAATCTGTTTTGGGGAGGAATATTGTGTTCTGTTTCCTAAACCTAATTGACCATAATTATTTAATCCCCACGACCATAATGTATGGGCTGTAGTAGATGCAATAGTTGTATAATATCCACATGCTATATTTAGCCAATTGGTTAAAGATCCAACTTGTTTTGGGGAAGAATAATGTACTACACTATTTAATCCAAGCACACCGTAAGTATTAAAACCCCAAGCCCACAAAGTACCATCTGTTTTGGTGGGGAATACAGAAGCATATCCAGCTACAATTGATAGCCAAGTCGTAAGGCTTCCAACTTGTTTAGGGGATGAATAATTAGTGACATTTCCTAATCCAAGTTGACCAAAAGCGTTACGTCCCCAAGACCAAAGAGTACCGTCTGTTTTAAGTGCTACAGTGTATGCATATCCACAAGATACAGATGACCAATTGGTAAGAGATCCGACCTGTTTAGGGGATGAATAATATGTTACATTGCCCAATCCTAAATTTCCATAACCATTATTACCCCAAGTCCATAATGAGCCATCTGTTTTAATAGATGCCATATGCCTGAACCCGCACGATATAGTAGCCCAATTCGTAAGGGAGCCAACTTGTTTTGGTGATGAGTAATATGTTGTGTTACCTAAGCCTAATTGACCGTTAGAATTAAAACCCCATGACCATAATGTACCGTCAGTTTTAATTGCGGCAGACATTCCCTGTCCTTGGGATAGTTTTAACCAATTCGTTAAACTGCCAACTTGTTTGGGGGATGAGTAATATGTTGTGTTATTTAATCCTAATTGACCAGCATTATTATCACCCCAGCTAAGCAAATGCGGTGCTGGCGGCGTAGGCCAAGTGCTAGCCCCTTGAGCTGCGCTTGCTGCGTTGAGCTTCCAGATGCCTCCGTATTGGGTGTAGGGGTATGTTATTGGCATATTAGTAGGCTAATGCTAAAACGTCATATTGACCTGCTGCAATATTTATCCAGCTGGTGAGTGATCCGACTTGTTTTGGTGATGAATAATTGGTTACATTTCCTAATCCAAGTTGCCCATAACCTCCAGTACCCCAAGTCCATAACGTACCGTTTGACATAATTGCAGTAGAGGCTTGACCACCAAGTGAAATTAAAGACCAATTAGTTAAAGAGCCGACTTGTTTTGGAGATGAATATTTAGTGACATTTCCAATGCCTAATTGACCAGCATTGTTATTTCCACAAGTCCAGAGAGTGCCGTCAGTTTTGATAGCAGATGAAATAAATCTTCCTCCAGAACTTTTTAACCAATTTGTTAGCGCACCTACTTGCTTTGGAGATGATAATGTAGTTGTGTTTCCTTGACATAATTCTCCGTAAGCATTATATCCCCAAGTCCATAACGTTCCATCAGTTTTGATAGAAGTAGCAAAATAAGTTCCGCAAGAAATAGATAACCAATTAGTTAAAGATCCGACTTGTTTTGGTGAAGAATAATCGGTTGTATTTCCAATACCCAATTGTCCAAGATTGTTACGACCCCAAGACCAAATAGTTCCATCTGTTTTAATAGCACATATATTATAATATCCGCATGATATTTTTAACCAAGTTGTAAGAGATCCAACTTGCTTAGGAGAAGAATACATTGTTGTATTACCAAATCCTAATTGTCCATTGTTATTAAATCCCCAAGCCCATAATGTACCATCGGTTTTAATGGCTGTGGAAAAATAAGCACCACAAGAAACTGTAGACCAATTTGTTAAACTTCCAACCTGCTTTGGGGATGAATATAGAGTTACATTTCCAAGACCTAATTGACCATTACCATTATTTCCCCAAGACCATAAGGTGCCGTCAGTTTTAATAGCTGTATTATGATAAAATCCAGCGCCTAATTTTGACCAATTCGTTAAACTGCCTACTTGTTTAGGAGAAGAATAGGATGTTGTGTTATTTAATCCTAATTGACCATTACCATTATTTCCCCAGCTATACAAGTTATATGTATACTGAGGAGCAGGACTAACCAAGGTATTTAACCCCGGATCAACAAAGGAATTGGAATACCTATAACTCATTAACTCACCATTCGTATCTGCGGCTTTTCTGCGGTTAATCGGTCTTTAATCTTATTAAACGGTGCTTCCCAGTCTCCAAAGACTTCCTGACGGAATAGTGTCATTGAGTCATAGTACGGAGTCTTATCACCATCTAGAGAATATAAATAGTAGCCCATCACAGGGATTACTACCCAAGTCTCTACACCCATAGCGGCTGCTAAGTGGGATACAGATGTGCAACTTGAGATTACGAGGTCGCAACTTGCAATAGCTTCTTTGGTCTGATCCCAAGAGTCTAATGGTACACGCTTAACCCATGGTGGGCAAGCATCTGCGCCTTCGTCACGCTGTAATGAAATAAACTCATAGTCAGCGCCCTGTACGGCATTAAACATCAACTCATACGGAAAACGCTTGTTGTGGTCATCTTCAAACTTAGACTGACCCTGCCAGCGCAGACCAATGCGCTTCTTGCGTCCTTTAATGGTAGCTGGTTTAGCAATGTACGGTGTGCCTTTAATGTCAGACATCTCGTATCCAAGGTAGTAGGGCATCACCATACCGAACGTCCAAAAGTCGTGGTAAACGCCATACTCAGCGCCATGCTGGATAACGGCATCAACGCCTTCTACATCCTTAAATAGGCTTGCTAACATGCCAGTGCAGCAGACCACTACACGGCAACCACGGGCAACTAAGTCTTTAGCGTAGCGTACTTGGTGAATCTGATCTCCCAAGCCGTGGTCTAAATACAACAGCACTGTGCCTTTAGTCTTGCCGTCCCACTCTGGCATCGGGGTATCTGGGTGACGCTCACCAATGATTCCGCAGAAACGTCCACGGTTCATTTGGGTATAGCCTTCACCAATCTTACCCTGCTTTAAGAGATACCAAGAACGGTTATACGCTGCACGGTGGTCTTGTGGACGTTCGGAGTTCAGCTTCTCAGATAGTCTCCAGCCTTCTACAAAGTCACCCATTCTACCTGCAGCGACCTGTAAGTCTAGGTCATCTAACTCAGGGATAGTACGGGCGTTGTCGTTCCAGAACTCTGGCTGGCAGAACTGGTTGTAATGGTGCTTGAGTAGGTCTTGTGAGCGGTCATTGTGTTGTTTCTTTAACTCTGGCTTGATGTCGTGCATGCCAGCATAACCGTGCAAGTTCTCGTCATCTTCCTTAACTGGAGTGCCGTCAATGTTAGATAGGTCGTACTCAAACGGTGGTAGCTCTAGGAAGGCATGGATGCGCTCTAGTTCGGCTTTTGGGTTTGAGAGTAGGTTGTCATACTCCACGAATAAGAAGCACTCAGGCATGGCGTTATAGCCTTCCTGAAGGGAAATATAGGCTGCCTTTAGATGGTCGGCAAGCTGACCAGAGTACATAAACTCATCCAAGTTCTCAGGCTTGGCAACACGCACAAAGGATGCCATGCAGTCAGGCACGGGGCGTACTGTAGCGATAATCTTCGGCTTGTGTCCGAGAACCTGAGTCATAGCGCCCATAATGATGGGAATAGGCCAGCCACGTCCTTTATCAATTACTACAGGCTTATCAGTATCTTCGTAGAATGCGTCAATCATGCCACGCATAGTCTGCGCTAGTTTCTTGCGGTCTGGGTCGTTCTCGTTGAGCAGTCCAGCGGAATGCCACGTGTTCGCCAGTCCGTCAAGTGCATGTACTAGACCGCTAGTAGTAGAGACGTGCGTCATCGGGTTTTGGTTCAAAATAGCAGCCAAAACAGTGCTTCCACTGCGTGGGATACCGCTCAAGAAGTGTAGGGTTTTCTTCATGTTTTCCTCTTAACTATGAAATGAGTGTAAAGTTTATCATAGTTAAAATTTTGCTATTGCGGTTATGTTGTAAGAACCACCAGTAATTTGTAGCCAAGTGGTTAAAGAGCCGACTTGTTTTGGAGATGAGTAGTATGTCATATTTCCAATGCCTAAATTACCATAAGCATTACTTCCCCATGACCATAGGGTACCATCTGTTTTAGTTGCACAAGTAAAAAAGTTTCCTCCACTGGTAGAAAACCAATTTGTAAGGCTCCCTACTTGTTTGGGTGAGGAATAATTAGTTGTATTACCAAGTCCTAAAGCACCATCGTTATTCCTTCCCCATGTCCATAATGTGCCATCAGTTTTTATAGCTGCAACATTCTGAGTGCTGCCTTTTCCTAGGGTTGCCCAATTAGTAAGGCTACCTACTTGTTTTGGCGAGGAATAAGGTGTTACATTTCCTAATCCTAATTGACCGTAACTATTCCAACCCCAAGTCCACAGAGTTCCATCGGTTTTGATTGCTGCGACTCCATTGCCAAAACCGGATATATTTGCCCAATTAGCAAGAGAGCCAACTTGTTTAGGTGAAGAATAATATGTTGTATTTCCAAGGCCAAGCTGACCATTACTATTAAGTCCCCATGACCATAGAGTACCGTCAGTTTTAATAGCAAACGAATAATGGGATCCACAATTAATTTTTGCCCAATTAGTTGATGAGCCTACTTGTTTTGGTGATGAATAATAGGTTGTATTATTAAGACCTAATGTTCCAAAATTATTTTTGCCCCAAGACCACAGAGAGCCGTCAATTTTAATGGCTAATGCACTATAATTTCCAACACTTATTTGCGACCAATTAGTTAGTGACCCAACTTGTTTTGGGGATGAGTAATAGGTTAAATTACCAAGGCCTAATTGACCATAATAATTATCTCCCCATGACCAAAGAGTACCATCGGTTTTAATAGCTGATATAGAAGTATAAAAAGTAGATATTTTTAACCAATTCGTTAATGATCCTACTTGTTTAGGGGATGAATATTGAGTTATATTCCCTAATCCAAGCTGCCCTTGGGTATTATTTCCCCAGCTAAACAAATGTGGCTGTGGCGGCGTAGCCCACGTCCCCGCTGCAATAGCATCAGTAGCTTGGCTTGTAGTCCAGATTCCGCCGTATTGGATGTATGGGTAGACTGTAGTTGCCATATTATCCTATTGCTAACATAGAGTAGTATGCCCCAGCAATATTTAACCAACTAGTTAAACTTCCTACTTGTTTAGGTGATGAGTAATAGTTTGTGTTTCCTAATCCAAGCTGTCCGTAAAAATTATATCCCCAAGACCACAAAGTACCATCAGTTTTAATAATCGCATAATTGCGCAATCCTCCAGCACCTTTTGAAGACCAGTTCGTTAAAACTCCTACTTGTTTTGGGGATGAGTAATTTGTTGTGTTCCCTAGGCCAAGTTGACCATTAGTACCTTGACCCCAAGTCCATAAAGTACCGTCTGTCTTTATTGCTGCAGTTGATAGAAAAGCATTAAATGATTTTGACCAAGTTGTCAAATTTCCTACTTGTTTTGGTGAAGATATACTTGTTGTATTTCCAAGTCCTAATTGACCATAATTATTTTCTCCCCAAGACCATAGAGTGCCATCTGTTTTAATAGCAATTGCTTGATAATCTCCTGCAGATAATCTAAGCCAATTAGTTAATGAGCCTACTTGTTTAGGAGAGGAGTAAGAATTTGTATTTCCAACTCCTAAGTTTCCAATACCGTTATATCCCCAAGACCATAGAGTACCATTATTTTGAATAGCAAATGAAAAACCTTGTCCAGTAAATATTGAAATCCAAGTTGTTAAAGAGCCAATTTGTTTAGGACTAGATAGATTTGTTTGGTTTCCTTGTCCAGTTTCACCACTGCTTCCTGTCCCCCAAGACCAAAGGGTTCCATCCGTTTTGATTGCAATGCAAGTAGAATTTCCTATAGATACTGTTGACCAATTAGTAAGAGATCCTACTTGTTTTGGAGATGAGTAATAAGTTGTATTTCCTAACCCTAATTGACCACTATTATTTAATCCCCAAGTCCACAAAGTTCCATCGGTTTTAATTGCTACACTTGAAGCTCTTCCTACTGAAATAACTGACCAATTCGTTAAAGAACCTACTTGTTTTGGAGATGAGTAGTATCCTACGTTTCCGAGACCCAATTGACCATAACCATTTAATCCCCAACCGTATAAGTTGTATAAAGTTGTAGGCGTAGGCGCAACTAGCGGATTAAATCCGCCATCGGTCATCCATGCACCAACATAACGCTCGCTCATGCTAGATTATGATATTGCTTCAAAAACGGCTGTAAAAGTCAGCGCACTGGCTGTACCAGATGTCACACCAACGGATTGGTTCTCAGTAATGTACAGGTCAGTAGTCTTATCAACAATAATCAAGGACGCATTTGCTGGTACAGAGATGTTATAAGCCAAGTAACCAATCACAGTAGCAGAGCCGAATGTTGCATTGTTACCTACACCGACAGTTGCATATGCCGCAGAGGATGTTGTATTAGATACGATCAATCCCGTAATCTTATTAACGGTATTAGTAGCAGGCGTTAAGCCAGTTAACGATGTAGAACCGTTATAAGTCCAGCTAGTTGTTGCGCTAGTAGTAGACGGAACCACATAGGCAGTGTTGCCATAAATATTATTTAGTGCTGCAATGTTTGGATTTGCCATTTGTTATTCCTTTAGAAGCCCAAGGTCATGGAGTAGGCGATTGCCTGAGCTTTAGATACGCCGCTTGGAGTAGACCATGTTGGAGCTGATGAACCATTAGAAGTAAATACTTGACCGCTAGTACCAGTAGATCCAGCTAACGATACAGTACCGCCAACGTAAAAGTTATTAGAGTATAGTGTATTTGTTGCTGCATTATATCCAGCATCAGTTACAGTAGAGTCTGTAGTTAATGCTGATCCGTTAAACCAAACTAAAGGATTTACACTACCAGATGGAGCATTGAAAGATGTAGCATTTGTACCGCCCGCTGCAATCGGCAATGTTCCTGCAGTTAATGCTGTTGTTGATGTTGAATAAAGTGCATAGTTAGCAGCACCAAATCCTGATAATCCTGTACCGCCATAAGTAGCTCCAACTGCTGTACCATTCCAAACTGCATTGGTAATAGGTACATTATTAAAGCTAGCTGTATTTGTACCAAAGTCAAATGCTGAAGGAACTTGGCTATAGATTGACCATGTTCCGGCAGATGTGCCGTTTGTCAAAAGAATTGTTTGGTCAATTCCTCCTGCTGGAATTGTATCAATTACAGTGACGCCAGTGCTATCTACAATAGTTAAGGTTTGAGTTGTATCATTGTCAATAGCAAAACTCTCGCCCACTTGCAATGTTGTGGCAACAGGCAGCTGAACTGTTTGAGCAGTAGTCCCAGTAAAAAGCTGATAATTTGCAGATGCTGCGGTTAATACTACGGTTGTTCCTGAAGATACAGTACTAGCAAATCCAGTATAAATATTATTTACTGCAATATTTCCATCAGCATCTCTTAGCACTACAGAATTAGCGCCACTAGAAGAAGTAACGCCTGTACCGCCATAAGCGACACCAACTGTAGTGCCTTGCCAAGTTCCAGAGCTAACCGTTCCTAATGCACTAACATTTCCGCCATTAAGGTAAACAGAATCTTCAGCAGGATAAGTAACAAATACGTTAACCGTTCCAGAAAATGTAACTGCACTTCCAGAATTAGATGACGATATGATCGTGGTGCGTGTTAGGGTAGGTCCAGTAGTGGAGTACGTCCCAATGCCGACCTCCCAATCACCTGAAGAGTCCGTAGCCGCATAATAAGTTGTATTGCCGTTTCCGACAACAGCAAAAGACTGATACCCAGTAACAGAGCCAGTTAGTGTAAAGCTAACAGTAGTATTAGCGGATCCAGTTTGCTGGACTCGATCATAAAGTGCTAAAGCCATAAAAGGCTCCTAATTAAGAAGTGGCGGTGGTACTGTAAGAAACCGAAACAGTGTCTCCAGCAGATACCGCTTTAGCTGTACCGAATGCGCCTGCGCTATACAATGTTCCACCAGTATTACTAATAGTAGAAGATGCACCAGAACCAGTAGTCAAGAAGCATCCAGTTACGTTTCCGCCGGGAGCAACGATTGCATAAGTAATAGAACTAGCTGCAGAGGTCACCACGTTTGATGGGGATGCAACTGCATTATCGGTTGCTGTAGCAAATACTGCTGTACCACGAACTGCTGAGCTGCTTACTGTATATGCAGTAAATTCAGTCCAACCAGAGTGGCTAGTCATCGAATCTTCTACGTTAAATGTAGGGCTAGTTGTAGCAATCAAGCCAAGGAATGGACCTGTAGTTGTGTATGTACCAGAAGTACGCAACAATGTATTTAGCATTAACTGCTTACCAAGAGCGTTAACTAGGTTAGGAAAGCTATCAGACCATTTTAAATTACCATCGGCATCACGGCACTCAACTACATATTGACCTTCGATACCAACCATTTCGTTTTGTGCAGCGCCAGCTTGCAGACTAATTTCTGCCTTGTCACCACAACTTGCAAATTCTTTTTGCATAATTAATCTCCAGAACTAACTACGGTAGCACTTGTATAGCTACCAATTGATAAAATAGCAGACGTACTTGTCGCTGCCGGGAACTGCACGGTAAAACTACTATTGCAGGTCTTGTCTGACCCAAAATTTAGCACAAAACAGGATGCTTTAGTAGTGTAATTGTAGACCAAAGCACCCCTACACGTAAAGGCTGCGGGACTCCAAATTGCATTTGCAAAGGAGATATATGCTAGGTTATAGGTATTGTCTACTGTTGGGGATACGCTAATAGTCAAAGGCTGACCGCCAGCCGTATATCCAGTACCAGTTACCTCATTTGTAGATGTGTAAGCTGTAGTTGTATTATCTAGATTGGCGTTTCCGTTATATAAGGCAATATAGTAATCCCCAGTGGTAAAGTTCTCATTACCATTCAGGAGATTTTGCATAAACGTCGTGGTAGACCCCTGAACTATCATGCATTACCCTTTAAATTAACGTTGAGCTTTGTTTGCCCATCTCGGTATGCGTCTCCACGCTCCATACCATCTCCAAGACGTTTAAGCTCAGCCAATGCTTCTTGATACTTTTGTTCGTAATAGGATACCAAATCTTGCTCTTGCTTCATAAAGAGCATGGCTTCCCGCATTGCTCCATAAAACAATACGGGGTCATAATTATCACCAAGCCAGCTAGTTCCAGCAGCATTTGATATCACATCTACTGTAATAGAAAAGCCAGATCCAGTATTTCCTAGGTCTGCGCAAGAAAGAATATCACCGCTAATATAGAAATTTCCGCCAAATGTAAGGGTACATGAAACCACGCCACCACCCACAACTACGATATCTGCAGTTGCTCCAGATCCAGATCCACCAGTTAAATCTACGTTTTGGTATACACCATTGGTATATAGCGATCCTGCAACAATATTGCTTAAAATAGAAATCTGACCTTGAACTATCGTAGGAGGATAGTAGAAATAGTGCATTTCAACAGTGTAGTCTTGGTCAGGAGTAGGCCCAAGCATGAGTGTCATTTCATTGGCGTTATTTAACTGTGATCCAAATAATGAATAGCAATAAGGCTTTCCAGTGACAGACTGGTTAGGATATGCTTCACGAATGAAGTTTACATCCTTATTTAACAAATACTTATAGTTTCCTAAAGAATCAATAACCGCCAATGAATAATTGGCAAGCCAGTCATCTGGCAATGCTACGTATGGATTATTTGTGGTTAAAGTACCCGTTACATTTTTACGTAAAGATGGCAAATTAACAGAGTTGTAAATACGAGACTCGGCTTCCTGTATGAATACAGGGATATTAGCCACAAACAACTGTTCAGTATTCTCAGCGTAAGACTGAATAGTGTTGTACATTGTCTCGTAATTCATACCCATAAGCTATCCTTAAGCCATAGGGCCACGTGCAATACGGCCTTTAGTAGCTGCGCCGTTACCACGAGTTTCGATGCCAGAAGTCTTTGGCTCACGAGTTTTGTTGCCAATAGATACAGTCATAGCAGGCATTCCACCCGGAGTTAGCTCATCTGCCTTCATAGTATTTGGATCTGTTGCATAATGACCAGTAGCCTTACGCTCTGCTGCTACGCCAGTACCTTTTTTATCGGTAGACTCAGCTGCTTTTGGCTTAGCTTTTCCAGTTACCATTGGTGAACTGTTCTTTTTAGTTGGTTTAATAGCCATGATTACTCCTGATTTTTAGCACGAGCTAAATTACGACCATATTTTCTTAGGTTCTCATTAGTAACAGTACGGGCGCCTTTTTTACCAGCACCGCCTTCGATACCAACTGTTGGACCAGTATCGCCGTAGTTTTTACCTTTGGTTTTACCCTTTTTATTGATGCCGTCAGCACCGCTTTTGTATCCCATTTTAATGCTCCTTAAGTTGTTACTATTGTAACATTACCGATTGTTATTACCAGAACCAAGCTGTTTGGCGTTAAATATCTGTCAAAGTAACTTGCTCCACCTACTGGATTCCAAGACCACTGGAACTGCCTACTACCATCGCTAGGATACCCAGCATTGTTTACACTATTGCTAGCATTCGGATTTACATATAAACCTGTAGATCCAGACGCATAATAACTAACGTCAGGGCGAGGCTCCCGAACACCCTGCGGATCGGAAACTGGATACATACCAAGCTGTAACTGTGGATGATCCGGATCCCAACAAGCTTTGCATACTTTTACCTTATAAGGCTTTGTCTTTAACGTTTGTATGCGTAATTCAGCTAACTTATACCTTTGACCACACCGGTCACATTCGGCTATCGAGTGCTTACCAGAAGCGAACTTATTCGGCATGACTATCTATAATAAAACATATTACGTGGAACTATTCGTAAAGCGGCTTTCTCTCTATCCTCTTCAGCCGCTAATTGAAACGCTTCATCGTACATCGACTTTAATCCAGCAATTCTAGTTGGATCAACACCAAGAATCTTTATGCTAAGGTAATATGCTAATCCTGCAGCCATTGCTGGAATAAATCGGAATGGGATATCTTCAGTAGTAATACCTGTGCCTGCATCTTGTACACGGCGCATACGCCAATAAACAAATGTATATTGTGTTCCGGGATTACCAGTAGGCCAAATGTTAATATTTGGCAAGAAGTTATTATAAATACTTGCACCAGCTGCGTGAGCTGTAGCAGTTGTTCCATTCTGAGCACGGAAGCAATTTAACAACTGATTAGCATTGCTGCCATTTACAGTTCCAACGTTTTGATAAAGAATGGTCTCTCCATCAATATTAATATATCCTTGGGTGCGAAGATTCTGAGTAGATGTCACATATAATGTGGTATCAGAGGCTCCAGCAGCTTGTGATAAAGTGGTCGTAGGAAGTGAATCAACGTTTCCTGACTGTCTATCTATCCAAACTTGAATAGGACGCCCATAGGCGTTTTTAGTAGGGATTGTGAGGTATGTATCGCCAGAGATGCGGGTGATGTTAATATCTTGCTGATTTTGGCCTGTGCCTTGACGGATTACATGGTCATACAAATCAATAGTATCAACTGGAATAGGATAGCTAATTTGACCAGCATTGATATTAATTGGAATCTGTCCCTGCTCAACTGTCCAAAGATTAATGCCCTTATTGGCCCATTCAATGGTCATCATATTGACGCTACGACGAGCTGTGCGGAAATCATAGCCAGTACGTAACTGCGAACCACAACGCTCGAATGCTTCTTCAATAAGCTCATTCATGTCCAAATTGAACAGGGTTGTGGCTGATGTAGTCATTTAGATTTAGCCTTTGTTTTCTTTTTAGCAACAGTTGTAGCTTTTTTGGCAACAACTTTCTTACGAGTTGTAGCTTTCTTTAAAGCAGGCTTCTTTTTTGCTACCAATTGTGGCTCGTGCCCTACAGGGAAAGGCCATTCTTTTGCAGAAGCAGGATCAATCTCTTCTTTTTTCTTAGAAAATAATGACAAAGCTTTTTTAATATGCTTTATCATTTTTTCATTCCTTTTAATGTTTCTGCTAGGCGAGCACGTTTACCCAATGTACCGGGCTTTTTAGCGGCAGCAGCAAGCTTTTTAGCAGGAATAGTTTTACCTTCCTTAACTCCTAACTCTTTACGTAATGCTCCGGGCTTTTTAATAGCGCCAGCAATCCAGTTCTTAGTAGCCATTATTTTTTCCTCTTAATTTTGACTTTGCCGCCTTTTTTAGAACCTGCATCTTGTGCTTGCATCAATTCTTCTTCGGCTATCGTATTCGATAAAGGGTCATCCAATGTAGCTTGAGAACCTTGAGTCCCATCATATCGCTTAATTTTACCACCACATTTATACATGGCAACGTCATCTGGATTATCTTTTCGTTTGATAATCTTTTTACCGGGCATTTTCGATGGATTAATTGCACCCATACCACGAGAGGCTCGCATTAGCTTTTCCCGCCTTTGCACATAGTTTTTACATGGTCATCATGGTGTTTAAAACCAGCGGAATGTTTTTTAACATGTTGACTATGCTCTATGAATCCACCTTTTTTCATCTGTGGAGATTGTGCAGGGACTGGTGCTGGAGCTTGCTGTGGAGCTTGTCCCATTCCTAATTTGCTTTTAATAGAATCCATTACAGCTGCATCGTGAACTGCTGATGCTGCAACTGCTCTATCTCTATTAGCTTGCTCTTTGTCACGAATCTTAGCAAGTTCTTCTTTAGAAAAAGTAGCCATGATTATTTAGTATTCACTAATGGGCCGTTACCAACTGTATTACCAGCCATCTTAACTTGTTTGCCCTTTGTTTTACCACGCTCAGCAATACCATCTTTGCTAGGAGCAGCAGTTTTTACTTTTTCCATTGATTGTCCCATAGGGAATTTTTGCTTTGCCATATTATTTCTTGACCTTTCCGCCTTTTTTGAGTTTCGATAAATCCGTTTTTTTGGATTCGTGTAATTGCTTGTCATGCATACCAAAAGCTTTTTTAATCAGCTTCTTGTCTTCTTTTACATCATCATGCTTTTTCATAAGACCACCTTCTTTTTTGCCAGCATACTTATTTAGGTTTACATTAGGAACATTTTTTTCTTCACCTAGCACACTACCATAACGAGTAGCTTGGCGATTAATCATACTCTTACCACCACGAACAATAGTAGGGCTTCCACCAGTTCCAAATCTTTTACCTTTATCAGCAGCTGCAAAGTCTTTACCAACTGATTGCTTGATGCCAACCTTCTTAGCAAAGGCTGGACTATGGGCTACAGCTTCCATAAGATTATGCTGCTTTTTCGACTTAGATGGCATTATTTAAAAGTGTCCTTCAATCCGCTAAGTAATAATCCGCCAACAAATACAATGAGTACCCAAGCTAAACCAGCTAATGATTTCTGAATAACAGCTTTACGCAATTCTGCACGTTCAGCTTCAGCTTGTATAGCCATTCTAACCCACTGCACTTCTTCAGTACTTAAAGGCCTAGATTCAACAGCAGCGTTAACTGCCGTCTTCACTAGATCTACTAATTCCGATTTAGTTTGATCGTCTAAAACCATGATTAACCATAAATAGTAGAAACGTAAGCACAGTCACTAAATGTTACAGTCAAACCACCAGCTGCAAGAATACCTTCACCGGGAAATATGATATTGATTGTGTAAGTATCCGTTGCAGATACAATCTGCTCCCACAATACAGCTCCAGAAGTTGTATCTGTATAGGTAATAGAACCTGCAGTTCCAGTTCCAACATACATGTACCCTTTTAATCTTTGACGATTAGTGGTAATAGTTGCTGGCGAAGTTGTATTGTACGAACCTTTTACATCATACTGCATTGTCATAATTAATCTCCTAAATTGTTAACAGGGGACCGAAGTCCCCCCGGATTAATTAGTCAAAGTTACCGTATGGGTAAGTTGTCAAGTTTCCAATATTGTTATCAGGCTGTGTGTAGCTAATAGTTACTTGCACTTGACCTGCGGTAATTGCAGATAATGCTGTGCCGGTAATTGCTAAAGTTACTACAATCTGAGTCATTGATGATGGATCTTGGCCGTAAATATTTGGAACATCAGCCAATGTAGAAATTGCATCTGGATACTGAGTAGCTGTATAAGTAGCAGTTGTACGACCTACAGCAGACAATGCTGCGGAAGTTGCATAGATACCAGCAGAAGTAGCAAATGTATTAGAAATATACGGAGTGATTGCTGTCAAAGTTCCAGTAACCGTAGGAACAACAATGGTATCAAGGAAAATATTATCAAGATGGCAACCAGTAGGAATCCAAAATACTACGCCACGATAAATAGCAGTAGCGCTATCTGCAGTAGGAGTTGTATAGGCTACAGTTGTGCCCGGAGTTAAAATGCTACCGTTGTTATTTTGAATGCCGTTTGAGCTAACAAACTGACCAGAACCACCAGCGTAACCAGCTGTACCAACAGTAGTGTTAGTCAGTGTTAAGCCTGCAGTTTGAGATAAACGAGTATAGCCAACATTTCGTTGTGGGCCAAAACGTACGTCGCCTGATAGAATCGGGCCATTGAAGGTACTACGTGCCATAATATATGTCCTTATGCAAAAGTCCCGTACCAATCGTTGCATCGTCTGCTGGGGCAGTCCGGCACAGGAATCACCCAGTTGACTTAGTATACATTAAAAATTTCAATTGCAAAACAAATTTTGTATATAATTTATGAATGAAAAAACAGAGTGAGAATTGGGTAGAAGCCTCCTACCGAAAAGCGTTTCAGCTTAAAACACATGGAAGTCCACAACAAGCCTACATATTATGTGAGCAGATCCTAAAAACTATACCAAAACAGGCTGAAACTCTTAGCTTAATGGGCATAATTTTGGGGGAAAGTAACCAAAAATTTGCGGCTTTGGAGTACTTTACCAAGTCCATAGAAGCTAGAAAGAACGCATCAGCTTACAATAATCGTGCTAATTTGTACCAAGAACTCAAACAATATGAGCTAGCACTAGAAGATTATGACATGGCTATCAAGCTTAATAAGAAGCTTGTAGAGGCTTATTACAACAAAGCAAACTGCCTTAGAGAACTTCATCAAATGGATGAGGCTATTAAAGTCTATAAGGAAGCTATCCAATGTGATCCCAGTTATCACAATGCCTATACCAATTTGGGTATGTCCTATCAAAATCTTCAGCAACACGCCCTTGCTCTAGAATACTATGAAAAAGCCCTTAAAATCAAACCAGATGATTATTATCTCCATAATAACAAGGGATACGCCTTACACGTTTTAATGCGGATTGACGAGTCTATAGCTGCCTATGAGCGGGCTAGAGATATTGATCCAAAAGCTACAGAAGCTAAGTTTAATGTTGGGTTTTTATATCTCCTAAAAGGAGAAATGGAAAAAGGCTGGAAGGCCCACGAGGAGCGTTGGGATAGTAAGTTTAGACCAATGAAGCTTAAAAACCTATGGACTGGTGAGGATTTGACTGGAAAGGTCATCTATGTGCACCATGAGCAAGGTCTTGGAGATACCATTCAATTTATTAGGTACGCAAAGCATCTCAAAAAGTTAGGTGCTAAACGAGTAATTGCTGGTGTAAAGCCAGAAATAGCTAGCCTAATATCTACAATGCCTGATATTGATGAGGTTAGAATCGGTGCAGATGATATTCCAGAGTATGACTATCAATGCCCAATGATGTCTCTTCCATATATCCTAAAGAATGACTTAACAAATATACCAAAAGAAACTTATCTTAAGGCTGATCCAGAGAAAGTGCATGAATTTTCAAAAAAAATTCCCTTAAAAAACAATAAGTTACGAGTTGGATTGGTGTGGTCTGGGGGTTTTAGGAAGGAACAGCCAGAGTTATGGGCTGTCAATGAGCGTAGAAATATCCCAATATCCAAGCTTTCTGAGATCAAAAGGGACGATGTTGAGTTTTATTCCTTGCAAATAGGGGAGAAAACGCCCGAATGGATGGTTGATTTAACAGGGGATCTAAAGGATTTTTCAGATACTGCAGCACTGATAGAGAACTTAGACCTAGTGATTTCCGTGGATACATCTACAGCTCATGTGGCTGGAGCTATTGGAAAACCAGTATGGCTATTGAACCGATTTGATACATGCTGGAGATGGCTTGCAACAGGATCTAAAACAGATTGGTATCCAAGCTTTACCATATACCGTCAAAATAAACTACATAACTGGGATAATGTGGTAGAAGACATTAAGAAAGATTTGGATGCGCTCGTTTCCAGCAAGTAATCCATTGTGGCTTATTGAGGGTGGAATAGGAGATGCGCTTCAATTTGCACCTTTTATTTTAGCCAATAAGTCCAATAAATTACGGTATATGGCTCTTGTTCATTACAAGGGAGCTAAAGAGTTTTTGCGGTCTATTGGTGCAGTCACCGAAAAGTGCGAAACCTACACCAATGAAAAAGAAAAAGAAGACTTATTTTTTGGGTTTAAGCTAAATGAAGTTCCTGCACAGGTTCCAAGAACACAATACTTTACTGAGAACCCATTCCCAAAACAAAAGCCATTGTTTTCTAATGGTAAACCCGTAGTTGGAGTACACCTATGCGGTAGTAAGTTTTCTACAAATCATTACATAAAGCATGGAGAAATTACAAAATCAATTCCTGCAGATATCATTACAGAGCTTGGAGACTATAACGTAATTGTTTTTGGTCTTCCAGAAGAGATTACTAAACTAAATATAAAGCCGTCTAGTAACTTACAGCCTGTTAGCTATTTAGACATAGCAAAAAGCTTATCCTATGTTGAGCAATGTGATGCTGTTATCGCTGCAGATAGCTCTATTAAAACGATGAGTTCTATGCTGAAGATACCTACATTTATATGGATTCCAGATCAAATGGACTTCTTTAGGGATATTACCTTTATAAACCCATACGTAGATGATGGAGTTATGCAGGTATTTAAGTATAAAGATTCATTCAAGCAGCTCAAAGAAGGCATGGATAAAACTAAGCAATTTCTGCAAGAGTTATTCCAATAATAAAAAACCCCGCCTTTTGAGCGGGGTCTTCAGGTTTACTAAGAATATTAGTAAGAACCGTAGATACCCAAAGGATCAGAAACACCGAAGGAATAACGCTCACGAGACTTGTAACGAACGTTACCAGTGTCGAAGTCGCCGTCCATGCTGTTTTGCAATGGGATACGAACGAAATGCTTGAGTCCGTTAGGAACATCAGTAGTCAAGAACCATGCATTGGTTGCTGTCAAGAAGTGGTTAATTGTGTAACCTTCTGGAACTGAACCATTGTTCTTAATTGCATTGATGTCGTTGTTGTTTGTACCAACGCGCAATTCAGTTTCGAGCAAGCGAGTTGCAACGAACTGGAGTGCAGGAGGAACAACCAATTTCTTAGGACGTGCAGCGATCAAGAGACCACGTTCATCTGTCCACGCAGCGATTTGAATAACAGCATTTTCCAATGCAGTTTCGTTCAAGTCAGCAGGAGTAGATGGAGTGTTGGCGTTAACACCACCAGAGATCAATG